GTCTTGCGCATGACGTGCGTCACGCGCTCAGCGGTGTACACGTTGGCCGCGCCGTAGGGAATGATCAGGTCTTCCGCAGGCACGTAGGGCGCGTCTGGCAGCTCCGTGGCGGGGTTCGGATACACCTTCTTGAACGCAGCGCCGATCAGGCCCAGGCTGAACAGCAGGCGCTCGTGCTCCGGGCGGTAGTCGATCATGCGCTCGGTGAGCGTGTAGTTCATGTCCTCCCTGACGCGCTCTGCGGCCTCCTCCTTGGGCTTGGTGATCTCGCCCACGATCTTGGTCTTCACCGGCCCCTGGGCCGGGAACGTCTCGGTGATCATCTCTGACTGGAACCTGACAGCGGCCTCGGTCAGGAGGGGGCTGTACACGCCGCAGGCGCCCGACCAGGGCTCCGTGCGCTCCTCGTACTTCATCCCCAAGACCTCCAACCCCTTGACGTACATCTCGACCCAGTCCTTGCGGCTGGTGATGTCCGCGTCCACCAGGGCCACGATGTCGCTGGCCAGCGTCTGCAGAGCGCCCTCGTCCATGGACTCCGCGAGGTTGTCACCGAACTCCTGCGGGCCTTCGCTCCCGGGCTCCAGGGTGATCTCCAGGCCGTCTACGCCGACCGTGACGCTGTCGGGGTTCTCGATCTCAATCTCGATGGTGTCGCGTTCTGCGACGTCATCCAGCCCCACAGGGGCGGCATACAGCGCCTTGTCGATATTCGTTGCCATGATGTGTCCTTAAATCAACTTCACGTTGCCGCCGCCGTTGAAGCCCAACGATTTTTTCGTTTTCTCAAGCAGCGATTGTGCAGTATTTTTCTCAGGCTGCCGTGTGTACGGCGGCAGATCACGCGGATCAAGCCGCGTTTGGCGAAGTCCTGTAATGGCGTTATACGTTTCGCGCACAGCGCGGTCTTTGAACAGCGTTTTGCGCAGTTCTGGATCTTTCGTCAAGTCCACACCAAGCGTCTGCTCTGCCGCAGCCAAAGACGCGAGCTGCTCGTACAGAAGGACTTCCGGTGAATTGCGCTTGAGCAAGTTCTTATTGAAATACGCGCTGGAAATGCCGTATTTAGATTTCAAATACGGTGCGACGTCCATAGCGTCAAGCACAAACTTGCCGCGAGCATCGGGCTTGTTGGCCAGCTCATCAAACTTTTCGTTTATGAGTGCTGGATCCCCCAGCTGCTTTTTCGCCATCGCATGCTCAGCTTCATGCGCAAAAGTGTCTGGTTTGGCGTCCGGTGAAGCAAAGATAGCTCCACGCGCTGCACGATTCTTCTCCGTTTGGGAAATGCGCGGGTCAGCCACCACGAAGCCCAGCGCATTTGTTCCGCGCAGTTCAGGCACAGTGTAGGCAACAAGATCCGCAATGCCCGCAGTGTTGGCAGGCATCCCTTTCGTAGAGATCTCGCGTAGCGTCGCGGGCGAAACGCCTGCTTCGGCGAGCAGGGCCAGCGTTTGAGCGTCAAGTTTGTCCACGATCTCTCCCTAGTAATACGCCGCCCTGCGGCTGCTGCGGAACTCGCGCGGCTCTTCAGGCTCGTCTGATGGCAGGCGGATGAAGCCGCCCTGGCGCACGCGCATGAGCGCCTGCGTGCAAGTATCGACGTAGTCGTCGTGTTCACCAGCGGGGAAGGCTGCGACCTCCTCGATGACCTCGCGTGCCCAGCGTGTGTCTGGCGCCCACACGCGCCCGGATGCGAACATGTCCGAGACTGCGTTCAACCGCACGACCTTGTCGTTAGACTGGTTGGCCTTGCCACGTGAGGGGCTGAACTCGCTGAGCGGTATGCCCAACGCACGCAGCTCCTGAATGAGCGGTGCGCCAGCGGCCTTCTTCTCGATCAAGCACGCGTCCGGCTCCCACTCACTGTAGTACTCAATCGCGCGTTTCTTCAGGTCAGGGAACGCCCAGCGCCCCTTGATGGCGTCGAGCAGGATGATGTGCGCGTTGTCGTTGTCCTCCTCGTTGAACCACACACCCCACGTTGTGCAGGCGCTGTAGTCAGCGGAGGTCTTCGTCTCGTGCGCAGTGTCCCACGACTGGATGATGTACTCGCAAGTGGGCGGCTTCTCGGGCTCCCAGATCTTCCACATCTCGCGCTTGATGACCGCTGCCACCTCCGAGGTGGGGTTCTGCATGTACTGGGACTGCCAGAACCGAGGGTCCATACCCGCACGCTTGGCCTGAAGCTGCTCCAGAGGCCACTGCTCGGGCCACAGAGACTTCTCCTGCGGCGTGTGCTCGTGCAGGATGGCCGGAAGCTCCACGATCTCCCACTTGTCGGCATCGGGGTTCTTGATCTGGTGGCTGATCAGCATGCCCGTGAGATCCAACTGAGACCACCGGGTCATGATCACGATGATCGCACCCCCGGGCATCAAGCGTTGGAGAGGGCCTGTCTGGAACCAATTCCACGCCGCATCGAACGGCGTGCGTGTGCCAGCCTTGATGTCCTGTTCCGAGTGCGGATCGTCAATGACAAACAGGTCAGCGCCTCGACCTGCGATGCTACCACCGACGCCGACAGCGTAATACTGACCTCCCGCGCTTGTAGACCATTTACCTGACGCTTTTTGGTCCTCTGAGACCTGCGTATCGGGAAAAATAGTGTTGTATTCGGGCGTTTCGATGAGGTTTCTAATGCGCCGACCGAAGTCTTCTGACAGAGACGACGTGTGCGTCCCCATGATGATCTTTTTGTGCGGGAATTTGCCTAAAAAGTAGGCCGGAAACAGGTAAGAACTGAACTCAGACTTACCCATACGCGGCGCGATGTTGATAATCACCCGGCGTTTCACGCCTGAGATCACATCTTCGAAGATTTGCGCCAGTTTTCGGGGGTGAGCGCCTTCCTTGAAGCCTGGGTAGTTGAAATGAGCGAAGCCAAGAAGTGTGTTCTGCGCAGCAGTAATGCGATGTCGGCGCTCTTTCTCTTCTAGGAGATCAAAAAGCTCCATTTTCTCCCGCACACTCATGGTGGGGAGCGCGGCCTGGATGGCCTGCGCCTGCTTGGGCGTCAGGAAATCAGGTAGCTTCATTGTTTTCTAGGAGTACGGCGTCTGCTGGAGTGACATCTGTCACGTTCATGAACCGCGCCAGCTTCTCTTTGAGCTTGTGCTCAAGCTCCTGATCGGTGATGTCCGTCTTCTTGACCTCGACACGGTCGGTGAAGAGCGCCACCTCAGTGACCCGGCCCAGTAGCTCCAGGGCACGCAAGCGTATCCGAGCGTCGGGGTGATCTACCTCTTCGAGGATCTTCGACACCGCGTAGCCACGAAGCTCCTTGGCCTGATTGACGAACTCCCAGTCATAGGCTGTGAGCATGCCCGTGAGGTGGCGCACCGCAGCGGGCGTCTTGAGCGCCAGGAGCGCTGCTTTCTGCTTGGGATCGGTGTCAGGCTTGACGAGCGACTGGAACGCGCTCTGAGCCAGCGAGGAGGCGGCAGCCGTATCTGCCGTGTCGGCAGTGGGCGCTCCCAAAGACTCCAGCCAGTTTGCCGTCTCGTGCTGCGCGTCGATGAGCGCCTGGGGAGAAATCTTCTCCAGCGGTATGACGTTGTCTGCGTCACAGACAGGCGGCTCAAAATCAATCAGGTGGTCAAGCATGTTGTCGCAGGGCTTGCGCCCGAGTTGGGCGCAGTGTACAGTCGGGTCTGTCTCCTTGCAAGTTTCTACTTGCTTTCTCCCTGAGGTAGCCGCAAGGCTCCTTTTAATGCCTCGGACACCCGAGGCATTTTTTTATATGGTAGTGTCAAGAGTTGGACAGAAAAAGCTAGAAATTTTTACATAGTGGTGGGGGTCGGAGAAAAATTTATGTAGGGGGTGGGTGCGGAGTTAAAACGCTAAAAAATTACAAAATATGGTTGTGGATTCGTGTTCATACAACGACGCAGTACCTTGCTGCATACAGGGCTCCCCCGGGTACGGTGGGTTCCAGGCTACGGCAAAAGGGAAGCGAAGTACCCCCATATGCTATACTTTAGGTGTCGATTCGGTGGTCGAGTCGGCAAAAAGGACATCCCGTCCTTATTCACTAATGGAGTTCTGCTATGTCTAACGTCAATCAAGCCCTTGCTTTCACCGCACTCAACACCTACGCTGATGCCGCTAATGAGGGGGTGACGCAGCTTCGTGCTGCGTTTGTCCGACTCGGCCTCGGCACGGTCGAGGATGCTCGACCCATTGTCCTGGCATGGGCCAGCCAGAAGTACGCCTGCCCTCTGGTGACCAGCGAGTCCAACCGCAACAAGGGCAGTCATGTCCTCGAACGCAGCCATGCTGCGTTCATGCGGGCTGACAAGGCATTCAAGAGGGCCATGCAGGACCTGACCGGCGACGCCGATGCCAAGGTGTCAGCCAAGGGCGAAGCCGAGGAGTACGAGATCCCCGAGGATCTGCTCAAGGCCGCGCAGCGGCTTGCCACGTTGGCGCAACAGTACGAAGGCTCGCGTAAGTGGGCCAGCCGTGCACTCGCGGCGGCCTTTGCCAAGTGATCCAAAGAGGACCGCGTGTCCTCATTCAAACCAAGGAGAACCATGCAAATGAACATCATCAAGGAAGTCAAGGCTGCGTGGGTGCAGCGCGAGATCAAGCGGCTCATGCCCGTGAGCCACAAGGCCGAGCCCGTCGAGCAACGACGCAATCCCCTGCGTGCTGCCCGCAAGGCAGCGAAGAAGGCGTAACCCCAATGAGGACCTCGTGTCCTCATTCAACCTAAGAGTAACCATGTCCAAGTCCTTCAAAGGAGAGGAGCGCCGCTCTGCGGCGCAGGCCCACCGAGCACGCCGCACTGCGCGGCTCGATAAGTTCTGTGAATCACACGATTCAAAGATTGAATCAACACGAAGTGAAAGGCCATCTCACAATGTGAAAAAAACACGTCGATGGACGTGAGTCCCGGAGACCAAGCGCCCGTGCCAGTGGTGCGGGCGCAAGAAAAGCGTTGCGGCCAAAGGGCTTTCTCTTATATATATAAATACTGATTACTTTATTTATATATATATACAAGGCTGGGAAAAAATTTATCTTCGTCTGTCTTTCCTCTCTGGCTTTTTCCCAAGCGAGCGTTCTTTTATATATGTCTTTAATTTCTAAATTTTTGTTTACCTTGTGGCCACTTCTTGTTTTTTGTCTTACACTTCAACACCTTTTTGCTATCCGCACCGCTGGCTCGGCTCTTCAAAGGTGGTGCCAGCTTCTGTCCAACTCTTGGCAAAAAGGACTTTTTGTCCTCATTCAACACGAAGGAAAACGCTGATGACTGATGCGATAGACCGCGAGTGTCCCGTGTGCGGCACCCGCAAACTGCTGCGCTTTTTCCGCCGATGGCGGGGAGCCAAGCGCGTTCTGCACGCCACGTGCAATGCGTGCGACGAGATTCCGTTGGGTGCAATGCGCCCGGCCCAGCGCGAAAGAGCCTTAGACGAAGGGCGCATCAACGTTTCGCCGGTGGTAATCGAACGCTTGAATGCACGAGATGCGCTCGTGCGGCGCACCAAAATCTCTGGTGTGCAGCGGGCCGTGCACTCAGGCAAGCGTCGGCAACAGTGGGAGCATGCGCTGGGTACGCGCTTACGCAAGGAGCGGGAGTGGGCGCGGCGCAATCTGATGGTGCTCCCGCCCGAGGCTGTTGGCTGGGCTGAGTTCTTCGAGGCGTACATCAACGTCCTGACGGACATGATCACCCGCTTCGTGGCTGTGTACAACCGAGTCAACACACCCACGCTGCCCAACGAGACGCAGGCTGACCCGCTGACGTATGTGTTCCCCGAGACCTTGCGTGCCTTGAGCACGCTCTACGCTGCCTGTCAGCCCATCCGTGGACGCAGGCTTTTCCGTGACCCGTGGTTTCTCACATGGTACGACCACCAACCCAACCCGAAGGATTGATCATGCCCCTCAACTGGCATCAGAAAACTGTAGCGCTCTGGATACAGAACGATCCGGAGTTGCGTGACCTAGCACAGCGCTACGTCAACACCGCCCGTGCCCGCAAGGAGCGCAAGGAGAAGGCTGCGCAGCGCATGTGTGAGTGGCTGCACATGCAGGGCAGATTCACCACGCCCGAAGGGGCGCACTTCACCGTCACGGCGATACGCCATGCGATGGCAGGCATGTGAAAGGACCAACCCATGACAAAGACTGACCTGATGGACCTGCTGTTCCACCATCATGGCTTGCGCCGTGATGAGGCAAGCACGATTGTCGAGCGCATATTCCGCGCCATGTCCGCTGCACTGCAGCGGGGGCACGAAGTGAAGATCACAAACTTCGGCGTGTTCGAGGTGCGCACACGTGCTGCCCGTCCTGGGCGCAACCCACGCACAGGTGCGTTCGTGCCCATCCCTCCTCGGCAAGTCGTGGTGTTCCGTGCAGCAGAGGCGCTGCAGATTAACGAGGACATGGTGTCCTCATTGAAAGGAGAGAGCAATGGAGTCTGAAGATATCAGCCTGTTGGCTGTGTGCGTGGTAGCCGCGTTGCTACTGATGTTTGGTGTTATTTAAGGAGAATGCAATGAAGAGCAACAAGGTAGAGATCCACAACAACGCCCACATCCGGCCTGACCTCGTGGACAGGCTAGCCTTTATCAAGGCGCAGATCGCCACGCTGATGGAGCAGGAGTCCGCGCTCAAGCAGGCGATGGTGGACACGGGCTTGGCTGTGCTGGAGGGCACGGCGCATCGGTGCACTGTGTCCGTCATCGACGGACGGGTCACGACTGACTGGCGCTCAGTGGCCGAGCGCTTGTCACCATCACGCCAGCTCATCGCTGCCCACACCACCCAGGGCGAGGCGTTCACCCAGGTGCGCTGTGTCGCACGTAAAACAAGTAACTGATACGGGGGAGAAATCTCCCCCATTTCAACCGCAACCAAGGAGAAAGCAATGAAGAAGCAATCCATCACCCAGATCCTCGCCGCTGCCCGTACCGACGCACAGCGTGCGGCCTACCGGGCTGCGCTGCGCCCTCACCTCGTGTCCTCCCCGGAGGTACGCGCCACCCTGGCTGCGCTCAAGCGCAGCATGCCCAAGGAGAGCGCCGAGATCGGCGTGCATGTGAGCGACTACAACCACACGATCTACTTCACCCTGCACATCCGCAACCTCAACTCCCTCAAGGACAAGGCGCTTGCCAAGGCGCTCACTCCGTTCGCAGGCGACGAGGCATGGCTCTCACACACCAACGACTACACGTACGGTGACGAGCCCAACCGTGACTTCCAGTTCGAGCGC